AATGTGTCATCGTCTGATCTCCTATTCAGTTCCATCTATTTTGATGCGGTTTATTTCGTCGGCACAATTCTGCCCATCGCCTTCGGTTCCAATGTTTTCGCAAATTCCATAACATCTGTCACGCATAAATAGATTTGCATCGCGCCATACGTTGTAACAATCCTTTAGCGTTGTGTAGTATTCACCATACTTACCTGCGTAGAATTCATCGTCATCGCCATTTTCCATAAATGCTTGTGCTGCTTCTTCAGGGATTCCGCAATTAGCAATTGCTGTTATAAAAGCCTTTTGAAATTTCTCTTGAGGTGTCATCGTCTGATCTCCTGTCAGTGTCCGGTTAAATTCACAATCTGCTAAACCATGTTGTTGCATTTCCTGTAATAAACTCATTTTCACTCTCCTATTCAAACCAATTATTAATTACCTGCTTAACACTAGACTCACTTATTCCCAGTATTTCGCTCACTCTTTGTGTGCTTTGCTTTACGCGATACAGCTCACATATTTTTAATATCATTTTTGCATTTGTAATCATTGTCCACTCTCCTTAGTTGTTGACTCACCTATTGCCGGACTCACCCATTCCCGAATAGACTCACCCGTTCCCGACTCACCCGTCGCCGGACTCACCTGTACAGGCTCACCCATAACCTGATAAGCCGGAAAAATTTCCGGCCTAACCCTCAGGCTTTTCATGTCATTTTTGCAATCAATCACGCTTTACATTCTCGCAATTGGAATTACTTTTCGGGCTTTTTGATCAGTGATTTTTGCTCGCGTACCATGGGCACGAAAACCGATAATGATTTTTCTATCCGCCCGCGCGCATAGGCCGCAATCGGCGCATGTTTTGTCGTCAATAGTTTGAGCAGGGCAAACTACAATCGGGCGGCCTTGGGGGGTTGTAGTGCGTTCGGGGGTATTCATTGGAACGATACAAACGACGGGCATATCATAGGCCGCTAATTCGTCGGCCTCGCCCGCATCGTCGGCGGATAAGTTAACGGTAAAGCCCCATTCGGTAGCATGTTTTGCCCACTTGATCGCTTCAACTGATTTTTTGTGCGTATAAGTGAACCCGCGTTTTCCGAAGTTCGCTTTCACTAGTTCGCCCAGTGCATATGCGTCAACATGTTCGCCTTCGCCCGCCAAATCGCCCGCGACATTATGTCGCCACAAAGTGCCATCGGGTAAGGCCGCGATATCCGCGCACAATTCGTCAAGTGATTTACCGCGCGCGGGCACTTTATCCCAACTCATGCGGGTATAAAAGTCCTCCGCGTAACAGTCCGAACGGTAATGCGCGCATGATGGCGGGCATGTTTCACGCTGTGAATAGGTAACAGGTATTTCGCCCGTTTTTCGGTTCTTTGATTTTGGAATGAATGTAATTTTCATAGTGTTGGAACCCTCTCAAGTAATGCAATTGTTTTTAAATCGGTAATTTCTTTGTTACCTTCGTGCCATGTGCCATTAAATTCGACCGCGATTTGCTTTCCATACTGAATAGGCCAATTAAATGATTCGGGTATATCGTCACGCGGCACATGTTGGGGTTGAACCGAATAGACCGCCCGATTACCTGAAGGTAAGCAAACATTAAATAGTGAATCGCCAATAATCATAATTTACTCGCAATAAATAGGAAAAACCCGACGCAAGTATTGCATCGGGAGGGAAAAAAAACAAGTGATTAAATAAACTCTGGTACGTCGGTTTTAATGTGAATTTCATAACCCAATTTTTTGATGTCAATTAATGCATGTCGGGTTAGCGTAGTAGTGCCCGCTATTTTTGCCAGTAGTTTTGCCTTTTCGCAAAACGGGTAATAAGTTTCAAGTCCATAAACCGATTTTGATTTAATGATAATTTGCATTATGATAACCCTAGAATGAAAGTAATAAAAATAGAAAAGCCCACATTACAAAGAACCCAAAAATACCCGCTAGAATTTCAGATAACATATTTCCCCCTATTTAACGGACTTGATCAGTCCGTTTTGCATGTAAACTTGCGCGAAAAATTCGCGGCCTTTGCCGGTAATATGCGGCCTGTTTGCGCCCGTTATCATGCCATCAGGTTTATATTCAGCACCAAATAGACTTGACCGATAGCGGCCTTCAGTTCTTTTTTACTTGGATAATTGAAAATCATTTTCCGGCCTCTTCAAGTGATAGGACTAAGCAATAACCCAAAAACATGAGCAAAAATGCTGCGCCCGCAAGTAACGGAAACCCGTTAAACAGTGCTAGCAGAAATGCAATAGACATGCCTGCTGTTGGAATGAATACAAGTAATGAAGGTTTCATAGTTCGTTTTCCTCAAGTTTTAAAACAATACTGATTGCACAAAAAAACACTGTTATTAATAAGGCCGCGACCGCAAGTGCTGCTCTGCCTTGTAACAGTTGATTGATAAAACAGAGCGACATAGCAAAGGCCGCAATAAAAACAAGCTTGGAAGGTTTCATTGAATCGGTTCCTTGTGTTCGTTAATAAGGTAGTGCTGAGACGAATACTCGCAAGTTCAATGCAATATGTCAAGCGGGTGAACATATTGTATTTATTAATCGGAAGCCAGGTTTTTATAGATTTTGACTATCTGCTGCTGTTCCTGTACATTTCGCCCGTTGGGCATCGATGCCCGCCCGCTAAAATCAGTTCATTTATATGAAACCAATCACTAGGAAACAAGCAAAAGAAAGTATAGAGTCTAGAGGGTTAGAAGCGTCTCTACGCATAGGTAAATCCGGCCTCACAGCAAAGCAACGTAAGTTCGCTGAGAAAATCGTTATCGATGGAATGAATGCCAGTGATGCCTATCGTGCGGCCTACGATACGCAAGGCAAAGCCAATACCATTAACGTAAATGCACATAAGCTTATGCATAGCACTAAGGTATCAAATACCATCGATGCACTAGAACAGGCAAAACAGGCAAGTGCATTGCATTCTGCTGAGTCCTTACGGGCATTATGCGTTTCAACCTTGGTTGACGTTGCCTGCAATAGCGACCGCGACGCCGTTCGCGTTGCTGCTGTGCGCGTGTTGGGAAGTGTTGTAGGTGTTGACGCATATCGTGAAACTAAGCGTATTGAAAGCGTTAAACCAAGCGACGATATAAAGGCGCAAATAATGGCGCAACTTAAAACAATGATGCTAGGCAATGACGACGCTGTAACAGTCGACGCGACCGACTTGCTAGCAGAATTGGTAGGCGATGATAACGTCAAAACCCGCGTAGAACCTAGCGAATCGGGCGATGATTGCGATTCTGATAACGCCGACCGTACCCACCCAGTACCCCCCGATTTTATTAATGGGACTCCGGCATCCACTCTACATACTATTCCACTCAAACCCTCCCCCAATTTTTCCAATCAGTCGGGCTCACCTATTCCCCTGCCAAGCACCCCCTTGTCTTTTGAAAACGAGGATGGCGGGGGGGATATATTTTTAGAAAAAGGTAAATAGTTATCAAACGATTACTGTCAATATTTGACAGTAAAAGAATGACAACATTAAATATATGACGGTATTACTTATAAATCGGAGCATGACGGCTAAGAGAAGTGAGATGTCGTTTGAGGAATGTGTGGAGAAGGATATGACGCCGGCGCAAAGAGAAGTGTTTTTGTGTATAGATGAGTGGTGGAAGAAGTATGGGTTTGGCCCGTCTATACGGGATATATGTAATGTAAGAGGTAAAGCTGGTATGGGAAATACTGCTGAGATTATCAACCGGCTTATAAAGATTGGCGTTCTGAAGAAAGTTAAAGGCGCTGGCAGAAGTGTGAGACCGGTGTATATAAACTTCAGGACACTAGAATGACGGACAAAGAAATATTTCAGCTTTGGCAGGACAATATTCAGAAGAAGGTTGCTGAGATAGATAAGGCTATAGAGATACTGATTCAATTGCGGGACTCTTATACGTTGGCTAGCTGGTCTGGCGGGCTACAGAAAAAAGAAGAGTTTGTACCGGAGACTTGGCGTGAATAAAGACGAGAAGCTATTACTGGAAGCGTTTACGTTGCTCTACACCATGTATAAGGATCAGCATGGCGGGAGACGGTATTTCCGGCCTGTCAGTATTTACCCTACGCTATCAAAAATACAAAACCGATTGGAGAAACCTATCAGGCAGGAATCCTTGTCTATAGCTAAATTACGAGCAGAGGCTAATAGTCCGTGGACTTGAGTGAGCTGATAAGTAAGCTGCCGGCGAACGAGCAGGAGAAACTACTGGAGCAGGTAAGCCAGTATAAGGATGCTGTCACGCGGGAGAAAGCTCAGAAGTCGTTTATGGCGTTCGTGCATGAAATGTGGCCTGGGTTTATCCACGGCAGACACCATGCTCTTATGGCTAAGAAGTTTGAAGAGATAGCTGCGGGGAAGTTAAAGAGGCTGATCATCAATATGCCGCCGCGACATACCAAATCAGAGTTTGCCAGCTTCTTGTTACCTAGCTGGTTCTTGGGGAAGTACCCAGACAAGAAGGTTATCCAGACATCTAACACGGCTGAACTGGCTGTGGGGTTTGGTAGGAAGGTTAGGAACTTAGTTGATAGCGATCAATACGCAAAGATCTTCCCAGGCGTCGGTCTGCGTGCGGATTCCAAGGCGGCGGGACGTTGGGCAACTAGCCACGGTGGCGATTATTTCGCTATCGGTGTTGGCGGTACTGTTACTGGTAAGGGTGCTGACCTACTAATAATCGACGATCCGCATTCAGAACAAGAAGCCAAGCTGGCTCAAGGTGATCCGGGCGTCTTTGATAATGTCTACGAGTGGTATACCTCTGGCCCGCGTCAGCGTTTGCAACCTGGCGGCGCGATTATCATCGTTATGACCCGCTGGTCGGACAAAGATCTGACTGGCAAGGTGTTAAAAAGTGACGCAACAGACTGGGAAATTATAGAACTACCGGCAATTCTTCCATCTGGCAATAGCCTGTGGCCTGAATTCTGGCCTCTAGAAGAACTGGAAGCGTTAAAAGAAGAACTTCCGGTATACAAATGGAACGCTCAGTACCAACAAAAGCCTACGGGCGAAGAAGGTGCGCTAGTAAAACGTGAATGGTGGAAGCGTTGGGATGGAGATAGAGCGCCGCCGTGTGAATTTATCATACAAAGTTGGGATACAGCGTTCACAAAGAGTCAGCGGGCTGACTATTCTGCGTGTACAACATGGGGCGTGTTCCACAAAGACGAGAATGAGAAGGATGTAAACATCATTTTGCTCGATGCGTGGAAGGATAAGTTGGAGTTTCCAGAGCTAAAGGCTAAGGCTAAGGAAATGTACGACGAATGGGAACCAGACTCCTGCATTATTGAGGCTAAAGCTGCTGGCGCGCCGTTGATATTTGAGTTGAGACGGATGGGAGTGTACGTTCAGGACTACACGCCTACTCGCGGCAACGATAAGTTTGTGCGTTTGAACAGCGTGACGGACTTATTCTCATCCGGTAAAGTGTGGGCACCCGAAACCCGTTGGGCAGACGAGGTAATTGAGGAGATGGCAAGGTTTCCGAACGCAGAACACGATGACTTGGTGGATAGTTCTGTACAAGCATTAATGCGATTTCGGCAGGGCGGATTTTTGCGGCTTAATTCTGACGAAGAAGACGATCCTATCGAATTCCGTCGTAAGCGCGTTTACTACTAAGGACTAACATGGCTACAAATTTTGACAAAGCTCTCTATCAGGCTCCACAGGGACTAGATTCTATGGAGGATATGGATGGGATTGAGATTGAAATCGAAGATCCTGAGTCTGTATCTATAGGAATAGGTGATATAGAGATTGAGATCGAGCCTGGCAAAGAAGAAGATGATGATTTTAATGCCAACCTAGCGGAGTTAATGGAAGATAACGAGCTTCAAGAGCTGGCTGGTGACTTGTTGTCTGACTTTGATGACGATATTGACGCCCGCAAGGACTGGATGCAGACGTATGTGGACGGCTTAGAACTACTGGGGATGAAGATTGAAGAACGATCAGAACCATGGGAAGGTGCATGTGGCGTTTATCATCCGCTGCTATCTGAGGCTCTTGTCAAATTCCAAGCCGAAACGATTATGGAGACATTCCCAGCTGCGGGGCCAGTTAAAACTAAGATTATTGGTAAGGAAACACCTCAAAAGAAGGAATCTGCTGAACGTGTGCAAGACGATATGAACTATCAGCTCACCGAAGTCATGGTTGAGTACCGTCCAGAACACGAACGCATGGCATGGGGTCTAGGTTTATCAGGTAATGCGTTTAAGAAAGTCTACTTTGATCCTAGTCTGAATAGACAGGTGGCTGTATTTGTACCAGCAGAAGATGTAGTTGTTCCTTATGGCGCATCTAATCTAGAAACAGCTAATCGTATGACCCATGTCATGCGCAAAACTAAGAATGAACTGCGCCGCTTGATGGTTGCTGGCTTCTATAAAGATATTGAACTGCCAGAACCACAGAATACGCTAGACGATGTAGAGAAAAAGATAGCCGAACGCATGGGATTCCGTGCTACGTCTGACGATAGGTACAAATTGCTGGAGATGCAGGTATATCTAGACTTGCCTGGCTATGAAGATATAGACGATAAGGGTAAAGAGACTGGCATAGGTCTTCCATACATTGTAACTATTGAAAAAACTTCTCAAGAGATTTTAGCTATCAGAAGGAATTGGCATCCTGAAGATGAAACGTGCCAAAAGAGGAACCACTTTGTTCACTACCCATACATACCAGGCTTTGGCTTCTATGCCTTTGGCCTTATCCATCTTATTGGTGCTTTTGCTAAGTCTGGTACTTCTATTATTAGGCAGCTTGTTGATGCTGGCACTTTA